ATTTTCTCTTCGCGACATCTTCTAATAAAATTCATCGTTCAAAACCCAAAGTTACTTATAGGAGTTGGTTGCCACATGATTTCTTCCCAGAGATTGTTGGCAATATACATACCTCGACTTTTACAGGTGTTTTTGAAGAGATTAAGTCAACTGCTAGGTATTTTACTGGCAAATTGGTTGATGATGTCCCTAGGGATGAAGTTGATAAAAATATAGAAGATACTTGGGTTGCTTTTAAAGCACAATATGCTAATTCAAGTCTAGCCACCTTTAGACAGATTTACCAAAATTGGACCAAAAAGTTTAATTTTGGCTTTGGCTTTTATAAGAAGGATGTTGCAGGTCGTCAAAAACAGATGAGGCGATCTGATGTTATAGAATTTCTCGGAGGCAAAAATGCTGCTATAGAAAAATTTTATGAAGTTTTTAAAGCTTCTTATTCTTTTGTTATGCCATCACCTGTTTTCACTAAATTTGAGAATTTGAAAATTGAAAAATCCATTTCCAGGTCTGTCAGGACTGTTGTGGGATCTGCTTTCACCCATTATATTCTGACTATGCCTTTTGCTTTCAAGCCTAATCATAATTATAGGCCTTGGGAAACCCCAGCAAAAATTGGCATGCCAATAAACGGTCAGAATTTTAATCGATTATGGGAGAGTATTTCTGGACATGAATTTGTTTGGGCAGGTGATATGACAGCCTTTGATTCATCTCAACTACCATCCACTCTAGAGGTTTGTAGAGAAATTAGAAAACAAGGCTACACTTTACATAAAGATTATTATAAAATTTGTGAAATTGTTGATTTAAGTTATGATATTTTAAGGGATCAATCTTTGGCTTTTAAACATTTTGGTGATATTGCTTCAAAACCAAAAGGTGCAACCACTGGCCACCCTTCAACTAGTGCAGATAATTCAATAATGTTAGTTGTTAATTATTTATATGCATGGAGGTTTGTGACTGGTCTTAGAGCTAGAGAATTTTTCAATTTTAATACCCTAGCTAATTTTGGGGATGACCATGTTCTGGGTTATGATGCTGTTTTTGGTTGGTGTCCTGAAAAAGCAGTAGAAGCCATGGCTCATTTAGGAACCATCATGAGAAATGAGGCTCCTGGGCAAAATACGCTTCCTACTGTTATAAAGAAGCCAGGAGACCCTCAAGATTGGAGAGATGCCAAATTTTCTTTCTTATCAAAGAA